ATAAGTTGCAATTCCTACAGTTTGACCAGTTCCAACATAGATTGAACCAGTTTCTGCAAATCCAACCGTAGAATCTACAGTGAGAACGGTCGCACCAATGGCTACATTCTCAATCAAAGAAGAAGATCCAGTGATTTTGAACTCACCAATCACAGAACCTTTACTCAGACTGAGTGTATAATATTCCCTATTATTTCTTTCTGTTCTTTGTACATTAAAAATTGACGCAGAAACACCATCTTCATCAGTTTGATACAGTGTCTGTCCGATTATCTTTTCTGGATCTCCACTGATAAGTTCTGCAACCATATCATTGGTTACAATATAATCCGCATCAGAAGGTGCGATGAGATAATCAATTGGTTTAACTACCTCAGACTTTTTATTAAACAGAACACTAAACAGGATTTTTACTGCTTCATCTGTACCTTTAGAAGCGTAGAAATCCTTAGCCTGTCGTAAAAAGTTAGCTTTATCTACCACATTGTCAAGAGTTCTCTCTTCAAACCCAGGCAAAAATTGATTTTTTGTCTTTTTCCAAAATTCTTGCAGGAAGAGATTACTAAGGTTTGTAACCCTAGAAGATGAAATATGACTATCCGCCTCAGATTGAGTAAATACTAAACTTTCAGGTTGTGAGGATTTGTGTAGACTTTCTACACCACTAAATCCACGAATACAACCAGTAAATGAATTTGTAGTAATTCCAGTATATGTAATGATCTCATTATCAATCTTAAGTAGACCATATTTACTTGGCCAACCTATTGTTGATGTAACATTGATTGTATCTGTAAAAGAAGTAACATCACCAACACATGTCGTAAACCCAGTTAGTGCTTCGTTACCACTAAATGTCTCTACCTTCTGATACTCATTCAGATTTGTAATAATATCGATCGGACCACCTTGATACTCTTGTGCAAGGTAGTATTGTCTTAAGAAGTCAATAAAAAGTGGATTTTCTTCTTGAACAAAAGAAGGTAATTGACTTTTAACGATCTGATTGATCTGAACTTTCTTGGAAGCGGTGTCGATCATTACTGTCTAATATATTGTCCGTTTGAAAAACTTGAAGTAGAGATAAATCTTGTACCTGATGTATCTGCACCTGTTGAAATAATGTCTTCAACTGTGGTAATGGTACTGTTCGCAACAGAAAGTTGAACGTAAAGATCTTTCAGTCCAATGATATCGTTAGATTCAGGAATTGCCTGAATTTCAACAACATTGTTTGGCTTTACCGTTGACAAAATCCTTATTGTATCTATAAGGATTTCACCAGTGTCATATCTTACTGTTCCAGCGTTTCTGATAACAACTTCTGGTTCACCAACGGAAGATAATCTAAACGCAAAGAGACGACCAGTTGTGTCATTAATGTAACTATCCGCAAAATATAGAGTACCTCTAATTCCATCTACGGTAAATCCAGTAGATTTGATGTTATATCCCTTTGATCTGTTATGGAACTTATTTCCATAACACAATTCATACTGTGCAAAGTTTGCAGTATCACATTCAAGGTCTCTACGAATGATTACTTTAGTAATGTTTGATGTGATTGCAGTATCAGTCTCATCAATGATCTTTTGTGACTTACTATACTTAAATCTTCCACCAAACTTGTTCAAATCGTTTGATGATGCATAAGTGTTCAAAGAACCAACTACCTTTGAATTAAGATCCGCGACACTTGAAACCATATTGGAATTGTAGTACACCGTACTATCAAGTTCCACGTACAGATACTTAAGATCAATGAATTCTGGTTTAATTCCGGCTACAGAATAACCTTTCAACTTCTGCAGTAGTTGTCTTTTATCAAAATCAGAGATAAATTGACCGTTTTTGGGTTTGATAGAGATGAAAACTTTTCCAAACTGAGGTGGTGATGCATCCTCTCCACCATATGCAGTTACACTGTCTGCATTTGAGTAAATTGTTGGGATGATAGCTTCATAATCACCAGCAGTAACTGCACGATATTGGGAAGCATATACTCTTGGTGCCAGATTTTTAACCGTACTGATGGTTTCAATCTCAGAACCATTTCTAGAACTTTGGTTCGTTACAATATCAGAAATTCCAGTAGTAACTAACGCACCATCATTATCTACGATCTTACCTGCAAATGCAAAGTTAGCTACACCATTACCATTAGGTCCATCACAAACGACGTAGGAGGCGGTTACAACGTTGCCCGAGGAGAGTTTCTTACCAATTACCCCATCACCAAAGAGAAGTTCATATTTTTCATCTTGAACCTCTTGAATGAGGAAAACTTCAGAGGTTGTCTTAATTCCAACGATATTATCAACCAAAGAATACACTCTCTGTGTACTAGAACTTGGGGTATCCTTTACTTTTACAACTAATGTTGATGTATCGACGTATGGATTTGGAATGATAAATCTTTGATTTGCCTGAGAACTGTCAACGACAAATTCTTTTGTTAAAAATGTACCTTGTTTGATATCAATTGTAAAAAATGCGATGCCATCAACGACTGGTGAGGTAACGTCTTCTGGAATTGCAAATGTATAGTTTGTATTTGTAAAATTACCCAGTGCAATAAGACCGGCTTTCAATGTTAAGGAAGATTTTGTCGTTCCAGAACCCAAATCTACTGAAAATGAGATATTTGCAGTTGAAGCCCGTCTTGATGAGGGTACATATCCAATATTTCTAGCTAATGCAACGACATTTTCTCTCAAAGTTGCACTATCAATGAACGCCTCATTGGCGACCATGTTAGCATTATAGTTTGTAACGTAAGAATTATACGCTAATGTGTCGATTAAGATGGATAAATTAGATCCCTCAAAGTCAAAATCCGTGAAATTTGAGTTTGACCTCAAATATTCACGTAGAGAGGATTTAATTTGTTCAAAATCGAGATTTGTATATTGCGTAAAAGCCATTATCCTCTAGTTGGTTGGAGAATGAACGTTAATTCTTGTGTCGGCGCAGGTAAACCAATGATATCGTAAGTAATTTCTACGGTTATTTCATTGGTATCTGGTGGATGTGTTGCCACAACCGACCTTAAATTCACTCTTGGTTCGAAATTATTGATAGAAGTCTCAATTTCAGTCTCTAATCTAATCAAAATATCACGATCAGCTGGTTCAAAGAGACTATTTCGTACTTCAGAACCAATTAAAGAGTTAAATGGTCGTTCATTATTAATGGTTTCTACAAGATTTCTTACAGATCTCTTGATTGCACTCTCATTTGTAATCGCAACCACGTCATTAGTTACAGGATGCCTCCTGAAAGACAATGAAATGTCCTTAAAATAACGTGACTGTCGAACAGTGGGCATCTACCGATACAAATTTTCTGCTATATTTATACTACTCATGCCAACGTTCAACAAAATCATCAAACCCACCAGCACCTCCACAGGGTCTGGAATAACGATCTTCAGGAACTTGATACTTTTTGTTATGAGCCCTCTTCAAAAGTGCATCGGATGAACGATGAGTAATCAATCTCATCCCTTCTTTAATGAAATCTTTACCCAAATCTACTGGATTTTTAGCCATTTTTGTATTTCTGAGGATCAGTCAGAACTTTTTTAGGGGTTGCTATCCCTTTCTTTACTATCTAGGTCAGTAATTTCATACATGAAATGGTCTGAAGTCTCAATTTTTCTCTTATTTTCGACTGAATAGACTGTCAGATCGATCTCATAACCTGGATTTTTGTTAATTCTGTTGAAAGTCCATGCATTATCATACCAAACAATGCGATTATTTGGATACGCATAGAAATTTCCAGTCTCAACCTTGAATAAATGAGCACATTTGTGTTCTGGTGTCTCTGAAAAATTGAGATCCATCACACCTTTGTTCTCCCAAGACCAGTCTAAAGTGAACATATATTCACCAAGAACCTTTTTTCCATCTGGTCGAATGAGTTGTGCCTGTAATCCTGCAAGTCGATTACGTCTTTGAACATCGATGTAGGGAGAAAAACAGTCCCAATACATGATGTCTTCAAGAGGTTCTATTTCTGCATCAGGTTTCCAGCAAAAAGCGTGAAGAGGACGACGAGTCCAATTCACGCCATTTTCTAAGAATGCCTCAAAAAGAGGCACTCTTTTCTCAATACTAGCAACGCAATGAACGTCACATTTGGTTACCTGACCATGACCCTTCTTATGATTGTATAGAAACTCATTACGAATGTAACAAGACCAATCTGGAAGACTATGATTCAGATACGCCATTAAAGATCACCTTCGACATCCGTTTGAATGACAAGATCACTTGTTGGCCTAGCCACACAGAGGAGTGCGTAACCTTCTGCCATTTGATCATCATCAAGGAAGGTTTGATCCTCATTATCCACAGTTCCTTCAAGAACCTTACCGGCGCAAGAAGAACATGCACCAGCACGGCAACTATATGGAAGATCAACTCCTTGTTCCTCTGCTGCATCAAGAATGTAAGTATCTTCATCGCAGGTGATGGTTGTAGTCCCCTCAGGGGTACGAAGTTCAACAGTGTAACTCATTTGCCTTGTCCACGGTAACGTTTGCGGGCTGCATTACGGGATGATGCAGCGTATTTGGTGTGTTGCCCACATCCCTGGCGAGATTTCTTGGGCTTACTTTCAATAAGTTTTTTTCCAGTCAGTGACGCTTTAAGTTTAGCCATTATCAGGAATTCGTTCTAGTGTAATGGTGGACGGGTCAGGTGAACCCGTATCAAAGTATTGTATCGAGAGGTCCTGTATCATGTCAAGGGCTTCATCCTCACTACCCGAGAAGACTACGCGCCCTTCAACACAAACTCTATAAACCTCAGATGATTCTGGTCTTTTCATGGCCAACACGAATGCGAGGATCGCACCAGATCTCCATGCCTTCTTTCTTTGCGTCGAGACAGAAACTGACATCCTCACCACACATGTCCTGAACCTCACCAGATTCGAAGACTTGCATCTGAGGTGCAAACCAGGGATATTCGAGGTTTTCAAAAACACCCTTCTTAATCAGAACCCAACCAAAACCTGTGTAATCCACAGTGAATGGTTTGCGACGCTTACTCATCGTCTCAACGGTTTCATGGTTCATCACGCCTCTGTTGGCCTTGAAACTCTCTTCGTCGAGCCAGTGAGCTACGGAAGTCGTGTGACCATCTTCAGTTGCATACCAACCACATGCAATTTCTTTCTCCATCGCTAACTGATAGAGACGCCAGAAACTCTCAGAATTGAAAACAATGTCATTATCAATCCACAACTGATAGTCATACTCCAGTTTTCCATCCCAAGGTACTTGATGTTTTCCACGCAGTACGTTTGCACCAAGAACCTTACAACGTGCAAAGTTCACCATTGATGAATAGTCTTGACTGATCTGGATGGCTGCACCAGCCTGAACAAGATCAAAACACAGTTGTACAAAGTTCTTCAGAAACGTGTAGGAACAACCGCGACCTGGGAGACAGAATACAATCTTTTTGCCTCTGATATCTTCTCTACATGCTTCGATATCAAAATCATCCACAGGCGCAGTTGGAGTTGCAGCCTGTACTCTAAATCCTTTTGCCATGAAAATTTCTCAGTGGTTTAATGTAATCATACACCTTATATAGGCTCTGTGTCAATAAGAGCCTTCGGTGTTTTTTGACAGTTCTAACGGTTGAATCTCATCTTCTCCAATGTTTACTTTCTTGGAGATAATGAGTTCTTCCAGTTGGTCCACTGTCAGATTGTGCGCTTTGACCTTGTTATCTTTTTCGTAGACGTGAAAAATTAAGTCGCTCATCGTTTC